TCATCTGCTTTAAAGTCTTCATCTACCCAGCGCAAAATATCACCAATGCCGCCCGATTTTCTGACTTGTTTAATAAAATTGATTTGTTCTTTTGTAGCTTTACCGCTAAGGTTTTTCACTTCGAGGGCTGTAAATATAGCAATTTTTTTACCTACCATATCTTTAGTTATAATTTTTTCAGTCCATCCGATTAAATCAGAACTACCAACGCATAAGCCAAATGTTATTTGTCGCGGTTCGGTTATAATAGGGCGGCTGTTTATTACCGCCCGTTTGCCCTGAAATGCTGTGCCTGTATTATTACGAAATAATATGCCGTGTTTGCTGTGTCGCGCTTGAAGGGCCTTGTATAGGTCTTGCTCTTTCATAGCTTTGATAAATCTGATTTTAAACGTTCTATAAATGATTCTTCACCATCATCACCAGCTAAAAGCCAATCAACACGGTGCGCATAAACATAAGCCTTTTTTAGACATTCAATAGCATCTTGCAAATGTTTTAAAACTTCAGGTTTAAATATAAAGTTTTTGCCGCCCCATTCTGTTTCTTTGCCTTGTTTTTCTATATGCAGTTCTATTGTTTCGTAAATGTCACGAATATTATGCTGCATGTGGGAAAATGTACCGCCGCTCATGATTTTTTTGATTTAGGTGAACAGCCAAGCCAAAAACTAAATGAAAACTGTTTAAGTCTATATCCTTTTATTTTATACTTTGCCATTGTTTCATTAAAAATATCTTGCATTACTTTGTCTTCACATTCGTAATTCATGAACTTGATATCTTTTTGGCCGTGTTCGTTAAGTTCGGCATTCGCTACAAGTTCATCGAAATCTGCGGGCGGTTCGCTAACTGCATAAACGCGCCTAAAAATTTCTAAAAGTATTTCGTAATCTGTTAATTTTTTGCGTGGCATTGTTCAAATTTTTTAAGGTAATTTAATGTGCTTTCATATTGATACCCATTTGGGCCGCCGTTCCACATACGTGCAAGTTCACCATAATTAGGATATTTGCCGTACTTTTGCGCGTATACATGGCAATTGATACCCATAACCGCCCAAAACACGCGCTCAGCCTTTACAGAATCAAACATATCTTTATGCTGGTAATTTAGCAAGTCTTTAAGGCCTGACCCGGTAACACAAACATCATGTATTTGATACCTACCAAAAGCGCGACCGCTGTCACCTATTAAGCTGTCGGTATTTAGCGTTTCAATGTGCCCGATGGCGTTTATAAAATCTGAATCAGTATCGCATGTGTCGCGGGTTATGTAAATAGTTTTTACGATAACTTCGGGTTCGGGTTTGCAGCCAAATAAAACGCCTACTAAAATAATAAATGCTGTTAATTGTTTCATGTTTAAAATAATTTTAGATGTAATGTTAAAATATCATTTGGCATCGGATTGAACGACACTTAAGGTTGAAGAATTTAAAATGATATAATTTTAAATACCTTGTTTTTCGCCACATAAACTACAAATGATATAAATTTTTAAAACCCTGCGGCATCGGATTGAACGATACTTAAAACTCTAAACATTAGCGGTATTTTAAGTTTTGTTTTTCGCCACATAAACTACACAGGGTTATATTTTTAGAATAGTGTTAACTGGTTATCATTAGATTGAAATCTGTTTTTAGCTTCTTTTATGTTTAAAATAGCTTGTTTATAATAGCTATCTTTTAATTCAATTCCTATAGCTTTACGACCTAAAGAAACAGGACTATAAACTTCAGAACCTACACCCATAAAAGGCGTTAATACAACTTCATTAGGATTTGAATATAAATCTACTAATCGGTCAATAACATCTAATTGCAACGGGTGTACGTGCTTTTCGTCATCTTCTTCTTTGCTATCTCTAAAAGGTAAAACGTTATCAATTCTAATATCATCCCAAACAGATGATGCGTAACGCTGCCAAATGTAATGACTTAATTTATTATCTTTTGGGTCTTCATGATTTATATATTTACTATTTAAATAATGCCATAATTGAGTTTCATTATAATCAGTATTATTAGCATTATTCCAAGCTGTTAAAATGTTTGGTAAAATTGGAATAGCACCATAATAATTTTTTAAACCATGTGCATGAGTAACAGGTACTAAATTTTCGCCTTTTTTAGTAAAAATTAAAACGTAATCAGGCATTGCAGTAAAACAACGTGTTGAATCTTCAACTATAAATTTATGCATTAAACTTTGAACCATTGTTCTCATTCTAACTTTTAATGGCTCCTTCCAAATAGTTATACGATTACGGTATTCAAAACCATACTTTTCATGTAATCTAATAATTTCATGTGGAAAATCCCATAGCCTACAACTATTATCAAATACATCTGTACAATGAACCGCCGTAATTCTACCCGGCTTAGTAACTCGCGAAATTTCAGAAATTAAAAATTCATATTGTTCTAAAAATTGTTCTTTTGTTTCGCAATTACTAAAATCATTAGGACTACTTGAATAATTGTAAAGACCTGCAAAAGGCGGTGAATAAATTGATAAATCTATGCTTTCATTTGGTAATGTAGGCATAACTAACATGCAATCTGAATTATAAATTGCGTAGTTTTCTGTAATTAGTTGCTCTTTAACTTGATTTTCCATGTTGTTAAATAAAATTTGGTTTAATAATCTGTTTGTTAAATTCTTTATTTATATGAGTAAATGAACTATTTACTGACTTAGTCAAATTTTCATATAATTGTATTGCTTTTTGTGTTTTTTGCTCAAGTGTTTCTATTACTCTTGTTTGACCATCAGAAATAACCATATCAATAGTTACATCATTTTGCTGACCAAATCTCCAAAACCTACGAATAGCTTGATAATATTGTTCATAAGACCATGTAGGAAAAAAAACAGAATGATTACAATGTTGCCAATTTAAACCCATACCAGTCATTTTAGCTTTTGTAATTAAACGTTTTATATCTCCATTGGCAAATGCGTACAATATTTCTTCTTTTTTTTCAATTGACTGACTACCTATAATTTCAACAGCTTCTTTATCTAAATTTTTTAATATCGAACTTTCATTATTTGTATTGCACCAATAAACAGAAGTTTTATCTTCAGCTAATTCAACTGCTTTTTCGCATCTTTTTGGTTCTGTTTGTTTTTGTTCGTGCCTAACTTCATGAAAACTTTTAGCTTCAATATTAAATAATTGCATTTGATTATTTATAATAATATCATTTTCATTTTTAACAATATGCTTATTAACAATCAATTCGGGTAAATTATATCTATTATTTGAAAATCCTAAATCAGATGGCATTTTAACCATTAAAGCCCATTGGTTAACCCATGCAAAAAAATCATTTTCAGCGTGCGGTTTTAAATACCATTTTTCACCAGCGTGTTTAGGGTCTATTGAATCGTTATTATTTTTAAAAAACTTACCTAACATATCCATATAACCCATATAACCCAATGCTTCGGAACTTGTACCTAATTCTATAAAATCATTTGGCGATGGTGTTGCTGTGCTTAAAAATCTGTAAGGTATTTTTTTTATAAAAGCTGTTATCTGATTTTTGATTTTACCATCAAAATTTTTCAATATCGAACTTTCATCTAAAATAACGCCTTCAAAATCTTTTGAATCAAGATAGTGCAAACGTTCATAATTACAAATAACTATCTTTTTAGTGTGTTCTCCTTTAATAGTTTGTTGTATGTCATCAATTCCAATTTTAGCAGCTTCTTTTAAAAATTGAAAACCAACTGCTAAAGGTGTTAATATCAAAACTTTTTTATTAGTATGGTTTAAAATGTTTTGTGCTATACTAAGCTGCATTAAAGTTTTGCCTAAACCAGTATCAGCAAATATAGCCATTCGCCCCTTACGAACTGCTTTTTCAATAATGTGTTTTTGAAAATCAAAAGCAATGTCAGGATAAAAATTTGGCTCAAAACCAAACTCACCTAATAAGTGCTTTTTCTTTTCTAAAAATTCTAAATAGTTTGTCATTTTCAATGTTTTTTAGTTTTATAAAATTCGTTCCATTTTCGCATTACAGCAGCTTTTAAATCATCGCGGTTTATAGCGTTTAATCCGTGTTTATTGTTTATGTATTCAATAGAACCTTTGTCTTTTAAAACCCGGCTTTCAAATACAAAATAAACCCATTTATCTTTATGTCCGCGCTGAATTTTTAACTGCCATAAGTCTTCAAGTGTTCGGCTTTTTGCCTGCTCAGTACGTTTAACTTTCAATAGTTCATCCAACGTAGTTTCATCTTTTACGGCAACGCCTGCAACCTGTTCTATTTCGCTAACCTTTACAGGTTCAACAAAACCGCAATAAGGACATGCAGCGTGTGTTTTTTCATAAGTCCTAAAGCATTCTGTACAATCTTTGTATTCATTATCAATCTGTTCATCTGTATCTTTGCGTTTTCGCTTTTGCATTCCTTCTAATGTCCATTCCCTTGTCATCAATGGGTGTCCGTGTAATTTTTGATTTCCTACGTGATCAAGTATTAAACAACGTTCTTTGCCTTCCATCGGTCTTAATCCGCGACCAACAATCTGAAGATATAAACTAAGCGACATTGTGCGGCGTAACATTCCTACAACGCTAACCGCTGGTATATCTGTGCCTTCGCTTATAAGGTCGCAAAAAGTTAATATCTGAATATCGCGAATCGCGAATTGCGATATAATTTCTTTAACTTCGCTTTCGTGAAAGTTTCCATTTATAGAAACCGCTTTAAATCCAGCTTCATTAAATGCCGCTGCAACGTTATCAGCATGCTTAATGTTTACGCAGCTATAAATAGCAGGTTCGCCCGGTGCCAAACGTTTATATTCTTCAACTGCATTTCCTGTAATCGCTGGTTTATCCATTTCTTTAAATAGGTCATCAGCTTTATATTCGCCGTTTTTATCCTTTTTAATCTTAGTAAAATCCGCCAATGGTTTGAAATTGTAATATTCAGGCATCACCAAATTACCCATTTGCACTAATTCAGCGGGTAATGGCCCTAAAACTAAATCAGAAAACACATCGCCTAAGCCTTGACCATCGCCGCGCCATGGTGTAGCAGTAACACCTAAAACATAAACAGAATCTTTGTAGAAATCTAAAATATCCTTCCATGTGCCAGCATTGGCGTGGTGCGCTTCATCAATAATTAGCAGGTCAGGTTGTGGCACTTCATTAAGCCTATTTTTTAAACTTTGAACGCTGCAAACTTGCGCTGGTAAATAATACTGCTTAGGCCTGTTGCCCGCTATAAAACCGTGTCTTAATCCGTATCTTTTGCAACGTTCCGAAATTTGATTAACAAGGTTTTTTTTATGCACTAAGAAATAAACTCGCTTACCTTTGCTAACTGCTTCCATTGCCATAAAAATGAACGTTTCAGTTTTGCCGCCGCCTGTTGGTAACACAAATAGAACTTTTTTATTGCCGCTTTTATAACTCTCTCTTATGTCGCTTACGCTTTTGAATTGATATGGCCGTAGCTGTATTGTGTTCATTTTCGATTTGGTTTAAAGCATTCATAAGTTTAAAATAGATGATCAATGTTTGCGGTTCAACCTTAGACCAGTATTCGACAGTTTGCCGCCCAACTTCGGCACGCCTGCAAAGTTCCGAAATGCTGATGCCTAAAATGTCGCATCGAATAGATAGCTGTTCAAATGTTTTCATAAAAATAATTTTGTTTGTGCTGAGTGATTTAAAAAACGTTTTTTTGCGGCTTCGTAATATTCAGTATCTAATTCGCACGCTGTGAGTTCAAAACCGTAATCATGGCAGGCTATTGCAATTGAACCGCTGCCAAGGTGTGTATCTAATATTTTATCGCCTTGTTTGGCGTATTTGTCTAAAAGCCATTTGTAAAGTTGTGGCGGTTTTTGTGTAGGATGTAATTTTTCACTTTTATTTAAATAAGCTGAATATCTAAACATTTTATTTGCACCTTTAAATGATGTCCAAGCATATTCACAATCTGAAAATGATAAACCTTTAGGAACTTCTTTATCCCAAATTATAAAGTTATTGCAAATTCCTAAATCAAAATAGTTTCCACCCCAAATAATTTGATGCTTTGAAACTCTTTTTAATTCTGTAAAAAAATCATTTGAAGGTATTGAATTATCCCAATTCTTTGCTTTCCATTTTCTATTTTTAGCTTTAGATGCTTTAGTTGTGTTACCTATTCCCATATTCATATTAGCTAAATCAATTCCATAAGGCGGGTCAACTATCGCCAAATCAAAATATTTGTCAGGATAGCGAGCCATTAGCTGCATATTATCCTCGTTAGATATCTGTATTTTATCAGACCAGCGCATAAAATTTTTTATTTTTTCGTTCAATTGTGTTGCAAAGTTAAAAAGGTTTTTTAATTTTGTGCTATTATTTAATAAAATATTTTTAAAATTTATGACAAACCAAGAGTATCACAAAAAAACTGAGTACATCAGTAAATCACTTTTAGACTTAGTACATAAGTCACCCGCGCATTATAAAGCCTATATTGAAGGTGAAAAACAAGCGCCAACTTCAGCCATGAACTTAGGTAGTTTAGTGCATAGCGTTGTATTTAATCAGGATAATTACGCTGTTATGCCAGAATGCGACCGCCGCACTAAAGAAGGTAAATTGATTTACGAATCATTTATTGCTGAATCCGAAGGTAAAGAATTATTTGTATCGCTTAAAGATTACGAATTAGCCCTAAACATTCGATTGGCTGTTTTAGCACATCCAAAGGCTGCGATACTTTTAGAACAAGGCCAAGCTGAATTGCCTATATTTGGTAAAATTGCAGAACTTGACGCAAAGTGCAAAGTAGATTTTCTAAACACAAAGTATAACGTTTGTGTAGACCTTAAAACAACAACTAATTCAGCACCGGGCGAATTTGCAAAATCTGTTTGGAATTATCGCTATCACGTTCAAGCGGCGTTTTATATGGACTTAACAAAGGCTGAACGGTTTATATTTATAGCTGTTGAAAAAGAAGCGCCGTTTAATGTAGAGCTTTATGAACTTGACTCCGAAGCTATTGAACGCGGCCGCCAAGAATATTTAGCCGATATTGAAACGCTGAAAAAATGCCTTGAAACAAATAATTTTCACGGCTATACAACTGATAACAAAATACATATTCTTTCATTGCCTAACTGGGTAAAATAA